TAGGCCGCCGCCACGCCGTCGATGGTGAGGGCTATCGTGGCATCGGAAGGGGTGACCTGTATAGTCAGCGGGAACTCCGTCCCGATGCCTTCCTGGACGATGCTCACGGGGATACCGGCTACCAGTATGACGGCTCTCCGCTCAGATCCCGAATTGACGCTCCCGATGAAGGAGATGGTCCCGCTTCCGGTGCCCGATGTCTCCGACATGGTGATCCATGAAGGGACATTCGTCACAGTCCACGCCATGGAAGCAGGAGCGGTCACCGCCATGTAGCATCGGGTGGTAGTGTCATCCGATGCAAGGGTGAACGATGCCGGGAAGACCGACACAGATGAATCCACCTCATAGCCGTCTTCGCCGTAGGCCGTCTGCCTGACAGATACAACCTGGATGGCGGCGGCAGGAAGTGAGACAAGGACCACGTCCGCCTCATCATTGAGGATATCGAAGGACCATGTCTCGGTGATATAGTTCAGTCCGCCGGTCTCGTAGAAGAGAGCCGGGAGGTCGTATATTGCCGGAATGTTGAGCTTCCCCTGGAGCCTCAGCCTCGGCATGGCGCATGAGAGTGCGTAATCCTTTGCAAGCCACTCTCCATAGGGGAGGAGCGGGATGGCATCGGATGCCCACGACGAGACTTTGTAACGGGTGCCCATGTTCGTCACATAGACGGAGTTGGTCATGAACGGAAGGGCATGGTTCCCCTCGTAGGAGTCTGCGAAGGCGGTCTCCACGTCAGGAGCTGCGCCCCTGGCTGCGTTGTCAAGCACCAGCCTCGTATTGATTCCCTCGATGACGGACGTGGCTGCTACGCTGGCATGATGGACGTAGATGGTAGATGTCCCGGCTTGCAGGTAGAACCGTATCCGGGTGATCGCCGACATGTACGATGCCCGCAGCGATGCCAGCGGTATGTCGATGGTCTCTTCCTGGCAGTCCGTGGCATTGCCATTTCGGGCCGTCGGGATCTCGATATCGACATAGTTGAGCTCGCCGGTCTTGAACTCCTTAGCCCATCCTTGATAGGAGCGGGTTGCTTGCTGGCTTGTCTGCTGTTCCCGGAGTGTCCCCCAGTAGTAAACCACTGCGAGCCCAGTTTCCATGTCCGTACCGGTGACCTCAACGCCAAGCCGGAGATAGCCGGTATTCTTATATCCTGACTGCCGAGCCTTGACCTTGACCTGAAGGTCGGGGTAGTCTGACTGTCCGGCATCGACGGGAGTGAAGTCCTGGTATATGAGTTTGCCGTAGTCCAGGGCATAGAAGCCGTCATCGGTGGTGTAGTGTGTCCCTTCTCCAAGCCATAGGCCCTGCGTCATCTCCGGATCTGAGAGGATGGATTCAGGGAACTTGTTCGGGGCACTGACCTTGACGCTGTTCTTCGCCGGGACTATCTCCATGGAGAGCCGTCCCACAGGCCAGACGGGATTCGTCTTCATCGTCCCGAATGAGATGATGGGATAGCCCATCCCGGACGTATCCTCTACCGTCCCGTCATGGTCGAGGGCTTCCACGTCCGTCTCCCTGATGATGAGCCACTCACCCGGTGCCTGCTGGATGGTTGCATGGAGGCTGCCGAGCAGCTTGTCCAGGACATCGTAATAGCTCTCCCCTGCCATGTCGTCAAGGTTGACCGATGTCTCACCAAGCATGTACATGGCGGATGTGAGGTCGTTGCGGACCGTGGATATGGCCTTCACCGGGAGGGTGAGGCCGGTGGCTCCCAGGAGGGTGGCGAAGAGTGCTTCAAGGCTCTGCCTCCCCAGTGCCGGGTAGTTGTGCATCTTGAGCTCTCCGAGGCCGTCGGTGGCCGTGAGAGTCACGTCATAGGGCGGGTCCACCCAGGGTGCTGCATAGAGCTCCGGAGTGATGAACCCACGCCATACGATGGAGTTATTGATGACAAGTTCGACAAGGAATCTGTAGGGGTTGGAAGTATAGAGCGAGGCGTATTCGTCCTCGACAACGCATTCCGCCGGGATCTCCAGGGACATGCCCTTGATATTGCCGTTCTGCTCCAGACGCAGAGACGGTGCGCCTCCGATGTGCCTTGCGGTGACGCTTCCCTCGTAGCCGTCCTCGCTGATGCGGATGACCACGTCCTTGCCGTTTATTGAGCGGAAATTGAACCGATATCTCTCTGCGTATGCCATGGCTATGTCGTATAAGATCTCCTGTCGTTCTCATTGTTAAGCACGGCCACGAGCTTCGACCCGTTAGCCGTAAGGGTGCCGGTCACCTTCAGCTCCATCTCCCTTCCGAAGGCAGATGTGCCGTAGGCGGATGATGATGCATAGGATGATGAGGCCACGGAAGAGGAATACCCGCCAGATCCCCAACTGGATGCTGCGTTGCTCATGGCTGTCTTCATCGTGGCGGCAAGTGCTACCATGGCGGCACCGGCTGCGACGGCTCCGGCTCCGGCTCCCATCGTCAGGGCCTTCTGAGCCGCTATGACTCCGACACCCTCTGCAATGAACGCCTTACCTACGGTAGAGAGCATGTCCGCCACCACCGAGATGCCAGCCTGTGCGAAGTTGCCCCAGGCGTTCTCCCCGTTGATGAGGTCTCCGATGAGGCCACCGAGAGCCTCGGACATTCCTGCCACACCGTCTGCGATGATATCGCTAAGCTCCAGCACCGCCGCCTCTGCCGCTTCACCATCCACTTTGGGCACGATGGTGGCAGGAACCTTGATGGTTGCCTGATTTGCACCGAGGGCCCGCAGCATCAGTGTGGGATCGCTTACACGGCCCCATCCCAGGGATGCTTCCCGTGCCCTGCCCATCATGGCGTTGTTGTGAGTCTGAAGGGCATTCAGGGCCCGCTGCTGCTCTACCAGCTTAGTTGCAGCCTCAAGGGTGAGCTCCGTGGCCTTCTGCGTTTCCTCTGCTGCGGTTGCCTGGACAGTCTTGGAAGTGGATATCTGGTTCTCAAGACGGACCATCGAGGTAAGTTCCTGTGTCCGCTGAGACTCTATGTTCAAGAGGTTCGCATTCGCCTGGTGTAGCTGCTTGTCTTCTTCGTCTTTATTATCAGTGAGCGCATCCATGGCCGCGATATTGTCACGGAGAGCAGTAGCGATAGATAATTGCTCATCATATTTATCATTGATAGCCTCGACAGCCTTAGCTCTTGCGGCATCCCTTTCTGCGCTGGTCTTGGAGCGGTCTCTTGCTATGAGTAGCTGGTCATTGATTTCCTTCTGGAATCTCGCCTGAGACTCGACACTTGCATCCATCCGCCGCTGAATGTCTACCCTCTCGCTTGCGAGCCTGTACGCTTCCTGCGATTTAGCTAAAGCGTCCTGCCTTTCTTCCGGTGAGAGATTAAGAGTTCGCAGGTCTGCCCATATCCCAGAAAAGACTGTGCGCTGAGTCTGCCACTCTTTTGCCCAGGCTTCCCCACGGCCAGATGCTTCCATCAAGGCATCCCTGTAGGTCTCTCTCGCAGCCTTTGCCCCGGCAGCCAGATTAACACCCTGCATTCGCTGCTCGAAGTATGCTGCCTCTGCATTAAGTTCCTTGAATAAGTTGATAGCCGCAGCTATCCCCATCCCGGCTAATGCAGTCCCTACACCCAATGCGGCTGTCTTCAATCCTGCGAGTGCAGTATCACCTTCCCTCCCAAGACCGGCTATCAGCTTTGTTGCATTGGATATACTACTGGTAAATGTGCTGAGTGCGTTGGAATTTACCCCGAACATTGATGCGACCTCAGACAAGGCGGACTCGCCCTGCTTGCTGAAGTCCTTCAGGGCATTCTGCGCATCCTTCACCCCCTTTTTGAACTGGGCGGTGTCGGCAGTGATTATCGTCTTTAGGTTATTCCCGGCCATATCGTTAGTCCCATCCAATTTTCTTGAGTAGTGCCCTTGCAGATGCGGTCCGCTCCTCCTCGCTCATCTCTTCCAGATGCTTCATGCCTTCATCCTCCGGGGCATCATCGTCCCACGGCATCTGCCAGAACTTGCGGGGATCTCGAATCTGGTCGGCCTTCTTGAGGTTGATGTTGAAAAGCCTCAATGCAGCCCCCCTGACCAGCTCTCCGACATGCCTCCTCTCAGCCTCGACCTCCTTGTAATGCGCCTCAACCGCTTCCCAGAACTCTCCGACCGGCATGTCATGGAAGTCGGAGCGTGACATCCCCAAAACACCGTAGGCCAGTCCCCTGATGTCACCTATGGACATGGGGACCGCCTCGGCATCATTCAGTCTTTTTTTTTGTCATCCCCCGATGACTGAGGAATCATCAGGGAGAAGATGACGGCCACGGCATTGCTGACCTCGATGAAGTCGCAGTCCGCTACCGCAGCGGCATCGATACGGTCCTCGCTGCCTTCCTTCCTCAACGCCTCATTGACGCAGGCGGCTATGAAGGCCGGATACCTGGAAGGCGGGAGCTTGCTGAAGTTCGCCATGCCGTCGGCATTGTCCTCGCCAACGGACTCCAGATAGGCGGTGATTGCACAGAAAGTGACCGCTACGGGGTACTCAACCCCTGCTATGATGACCTTTGCCATACATTAGGGATTGGAATTTGACGCTGCTGCAAAGGTGATGTCGCCAGTGGTCTTGAGATCCACGGTGTAGGTAGCCTCGTCCTCACTGTTGGAAGACTCGGAATAGCCGGTGATGACC